CATATCATATTCAATCTTGTTTGTGATCGTGATATTCTTATCTACGATTTCGAGTGCAATACTCGTTCCTGCTATATCGATTTTATAATTCATTTATTTTCTCCTGATTTATACTGCTTTGGGTAGTAATTTTACTTGTTTCATCCATTCCCTGGCTACATCCCAAACCTCACTGGGAACATTTTTGTTGTATTTTCCACGGAATTGAATTATCTTGCCTTGCTTTACTTCGAGTGTGTAAAGAGGTTTTTTAGGTTGATTTGATAGACGGACAAACACTATTAAGGTATTCCCTTTAAAATGCTTGTCTGTGTACGAGCTTACGCAATGATGTAGCTTCTTGCCCTCATAGATAAGTTCGGCCACTTTTCTAGGAACGTGAAATGCGTATCCTTGGATGGTCTTATCCATTCCTTCTCTAAGTTTGAATTCTGCTTCAAGCTGCTTACGTTTCTTCTTATCTTCCAGTTTGCGTTTTTCTTCAACGAATTGATTATATAATCCGACCGTGTGATTATGCATGGCCGTAAAATCCTTTGGAACAAGCATAGCATCACTTTCAGGCTCAACCCCCATTTCTCGTAACATTTTGAGGTAATCAAGATATTCATTGAACTCAATTCTGTTCTTGATAACCCAATTCTGAAACTTATTGATCCCGACACCTTTCGGTATATGCTTGATATCGTGGTAAGTCAGATAAGACTCAATGCCAGGCACCAGTCGGCCGTTCCGTTCTTTTAATCGACGGCTCAACTCAAATTCATTAAAACTACGATTTGAATTCTTGAAAAATTGTTTATTCCTCTGAAGCCATCTGCGATTCAAGGTTCGCATATCTACGTTTTTGGTGAATCCAGTGTAACCTGGATACATGATTTCGTTGGCCAATTTGTAAGCATGAATTTTCTGAGCGAATTCAATTTCAAACTTATATTTGTAAAGCCGTTCAATTTCCCAGTAGCAAATATTCCCGAACTTCAAATATTTGAGTTCAGATACCTTTTTAAGTTTTTCAACCCATTTGTTTGGATAGAATTTATTACCAGTATAATACCCTCCGCTAAAGAAATTAGCGAATAGATACGGATAAAATTGTCCGTTGTAATCTTGGCCAATCTTCACATGTTTGTCATTTTCGAATCGCTCCAAATTTGTAAAATGCCAATCGATAAACTGTTTTCCTTCAACCAAATTCGACCTAAATTCATAAGATTGTATCTCAATGCGCTTCGAGGTACTGAGAATGATAGAGAAAAAGTAGGTCTTGTCATAAAAAGTGAGCCGTGACGACTTTGTCAGTCGTTTCTCGATACAATGGCCAAGGTTCAAATCTGAAGCGATTATGGTCTTGTCCTTATTGCTCCATTTGTACGTTGTGATTTGCGAGTAGCACCAGCTCCAGAAACCTGCAGGTGGCTTCAATCGTCTATCTGCTTCTCGCTTGCATTGTTCGTTGATCTTGCTCATGCTAGTTCTTCAAAAAGGTCCAATTGACCTTCGACTACTCCTTTCTCCTTCTTAATTTTAGGCTTCTTGATGATCTCATCACCTGGACCAGCGCCTTTCTTAATTTTAGCGACATCCACATTTTCTTCAGGAGAATCCTGATTTTTCTCTTCCTTTTTCTTCTTGATAGATTCGACTGGTACCTGTTCGATGTTGGATACTTTTGAATTTGAGATAAAATATTCTCGAATCCATCCAAAAACAGTGTTGTCATCGATGCAAGCTACTCCATTTTCAGCGAATTTGCGCGCTTTTTCTTTCGCATACTTCAGAGCACATTTCAGAGAGTATCGCTCTTTTAGGATGCCTTGGAATAACTCTTCGTCCTCTTGGTCGCAAATCCAGTTATGAATGCGATCAAGTGAAAGATCATGTGGTTTATTTAATTCCTCTAGCAACTTAGCCAGGGCTTTTTCTTTGATTTCATTCATTTCATTTCAAAAAATGCGACTGCCTCTGTTGTTGTGAGTTTGGCTAAATACAGGCAGTCGCTCGTCCAAGGTCACATGACCTTCATTGACGCTTTCTAGTTCGCAGTTTTACAAGAATGCCCGGCTTGTTTATTTTTGAGTTGTTTCCATTTTGGAAATAGTTGGTTTTTCAAACTTAATAATCACTTTCAATCAGGTCATTCAAGCTAACTACTGCATTCAGCTTTTTCTGGCTTCTGCAATAATCGCAATGACCACATTTTTTAGGCTCTTTCCGGCCTTGGATAACCTCCCAAACTTCTACAATTTTAGACTTGATTTTGTCTAAACCTTCTTCAAGCCATTCATCATCGATTTTCAAAATGTCACGATCTGGCACGTTTTCCTTGCTGACTGCTACGATGTATGGTCTGAAATCTTTACCAGTCATCTGTTTTAAGAGTTCACGATACAATCCAAGCTGACCATGATATCCAAAGTTAAGAATATTGTTAACTGCTGCAGGAACTTTCTTTTTAAGTTCTGCGCTCCATTCTTCAGCATAGATGGACTTCATGGTTTTTAAATCCACGAAATAGCCACGACTCAAGTTGACACTGTCCAGCTTACCTTTGACTGGAACCCCTTCGATTTCTCCATAGACAATCAACTCTTTTTGAACTTCGTCTGACGGATAACCATGGTACAAATGATTAAATCCATCGTCATCCTTTAGACTTGCAATCATCTTATCGCCAATCACAAAGTCAGATTTTAGATTTCCTTTGTTTTTCCCAGTTTTGGCCAAGATTTTGTCGCCATTTTCATCCATGAACTGCTGGTGTGCTTCTGGGCTTTCAAAGTAGCTATGAACATAGTTCCCAAGGAGGAGAGGGGTCTCGTCCCTCTCTTCTACCCATTGGCCACTGTCCAAAGCAAAGGCCTTGGCCTGGCATTGCTGATACCGTTTAAAGCGTGAATTGGTCAACCAGTTTGTGTCCTGGTAGTAGTTCTCTTGTGTTAATTCTTCCATGGCCTACTCCTTAATGTTGGTCGTGTTTCCCTCAAAGAAACTGATCTCTTCCAAAACTTCTCCCGTTTCTTCGTTAAAGTCTGGAATTTCATCTGCTGGGTATTCGGTAGAAGCTAACTCGTCAGGAATTGCCGTTTTTTCAGCCGTTTTTGGGGGTGTTTTGCTTTCTTCGGTAAATTCTCCATCTACCACGTTGTCTGGCTCTGTGGGCGTGCTAGGGGCTTTTAAAATGTCGTCTAACGTTTCAGCTTCTTCTCTCACTGGTTCAGCTTCTTTCATTTGGCGCTCGTTATCATACTCATTTTCTGTAGTACGGTTCACAGCATCAATAAATAAATCATTATCATCACTAGTATTAAAGAACTGTTTCGCAGCACGATTGATAACTGTACGCTTAGCCATTTCTTGAGGGAAGTTATTCTGAACATTCTTAGTTTTAGCTTGCGCCCAAGACTTGTCAATTTCTTTTTTGGTCATAACAGTCAGGATTTTCTCCCCATCCTCTTTTTCGATAATGCAATAAGCTCCTGCGATTGGATTGTCTGCATTAACCCAATCCGTTTCATGGCTAACAAAAACTTTCCGACCGTTTTCGTTCTTAATTTGGAATTTGTCACCCTCATAGATAACTTCTGCATAAATATCTTTCACTTCTGGTAATTGCTTAACAACTTTCATAGTGCCAAAATATGATCTAGTCAGCTTAACAGTATTTCCGTAAGGGATAAAATAGCACTGAGTCTTTGCCGGGCTAAGCCCTTGAGTTACCATGTCAAGGAGTGCATTGTAGATACTATCTTGAGTGCACGTCTGGAGCAAATTCCCACTGCTGGAATTTTTTAGAGCATAATATGCTGAACTGAGTGCATTGCTAACGCTATAATTCTGTGCAATCATTAGTCCCTCGTTTTGCATTTCTCCAATGCGTGCTGCAACTGGTGATGTAATTTGTTTTTGTGTTAGTTCGTTTGTCATTTCTTTCTTCCTTTCGTCTTCTTCAAATTCCAATTTTCACGTTTTATACGTCTATTTTCGTTTTGCAATTTCAAAATAATATCCTGTTGGTCGTTGATGATTTCTCCGAGTTCTCGGCCGAGATGAATATATTCAGCTCGCCAGTTGTCGATTTCTTCGTGTAGCTCCTGAATCATACTTCATCACCCACGTATCGATACTGCCCACATCCAACATAGATGTACTGGCTTGGGTCAAGTTCTTCTCGTGGTTCAGGCGGTTGCATCATATCTCTGTCATAATCAAACATGAGCATACACCTTTCCAAGTTCCAACACTCGTTTCACATATCTGGCCTTGGATGTTAGCCCAAGATCCAGCAATTCGTTTTTTTCTTCATGATTGGCCAAAAGCCATACACGGTTTTCAAGTTCAATTCTCGTCATTATCTTATCCTCAGCGTAACACTTTCATAATCACTTTCTTAGGTTCTGGCAAAGCTAACGGTTCAGGACGTAAACCTTCAGGGCGCTCATTGTCAAACGTGAAGCCCGGAAACTCTCTGCGAATGTTTTTGCGAATTTCTTGACGTTCAATTTTTCGTCCGATTTCAACAATCTTATTAAATTCATTGACCGCTCGTGTATCTTCCTCTTCCTGCTTGCGTTGTTTCTCAAGTTCGTGCAGTTCCATTTGTCGTACTAAAATCCCAGCTAAAATAAATCCTAAAATCACTGCGCCAGTTCCTAGAAGTTGGTTGATTAATGGTGGTTCAAACATTTTTTCTATCTCCTTTATTTTGCTAACTGACTCTGAAACCGTAGTACGTCGTTCAAGTCATATAAATACTTACCGCCTTTAGCATTTTGCTGATAGCGGAATTTCCCTGCGTCTCTGAAATCTTCGATTTTCTTACGACCCCAGCCTGTCCTTTCTTGAACATCTTTGATTGAAGCCCAGTTCGTACCTCTTGATACTCGTAGTTTAGCTTCAGTCATAGCTTTCACATTTAACTGGACAAGTTCTGCAAGCAGTTCATTTTTGAAATCTTCTCCAAACAATTCCAAAGCCATTGGCAATTTCCTCTCTTTCGTGTTATAATTTAGTTAGTAATTTTTGATTAGCGCCTGATTGCCGTCAGGTGCTTTCTTTGTTTTACATTAGACAGAAAGTCTAATCATTGATAGGCTTAATTTTTATTTCAACTTTCATCTCACTAAGCCGATCGATTGCTTCTTGCAATTCTTCGGCTTTTTTTGATACTTCTTTACAGGCTTCCTTTAGTTCTTCAATACCCGAAACTTCAACATTAAACCGATATCCTATTGGTCTCATTTCTTTCTCCTTTGTATTTATTTTTTCTACCCTCTCTTTATTTATTAAGAGAAGTAGGACTTGTTGTTAGTTAATATTTATTGTTATTTAATACTTGTTGTTAGTTAATATTTATTAGTGCCCAAAATCTGACATCTCACTTTCTGACATCTCACTTTCTGACATCTCACTTTTTGGAATGTCAGAATTATAATTCATAGACGCCTTTTTGATAGACAGGTTTAATCTCTGTTTCATAATATCGAATTGGAAATCAGATATTTTTACATCTGAAAAGAATCTGAATATATGACTCCCTCCATTTCCAGGAGGTTTTTTTCTGATTTTTCGCAAATATCCAGCCTCTTCAAAGATTTTGAAATACTTATCGATTGTCTTTCGGTTAACACCTTTTCTTTTAGCTATCTCATCCGGATAGACTTGCCAGTTTGGGTGATTGGCCAGCACCACCATCATGATGCCAACCGCTGTAAAATCCATCGCAGGATCATTGATAAAACTATTACTAACAGCGGTATAGTCGTTAGTTGGATTCCTGAAAGATAAATTGGCAATCCAAATCTTTAAAGTCTGTCATACATTCTCCTTTCTTAAGTTTTTGTTTTTAGTTATTTACGAAATTTTCGTATTTTTTGCCCAAAAAAATATCATCGAACTTCACATTGAAAAAAAGCATGTATTTTTTCAATAGTTGATAACCGATATCCGAGCTATCCTTTTCTAATCGGGCAATTGTTTGACTTGACACTTCAAATTTCTCTGCTAACTCTGCTTGAGTAAGTCCTTTGTTGATTCGCATAGCCTCTAAAGTCCACTGCACGTTCCTACCTCCTTATTTTTCTATTTGTTCCTCGCAATTCTGCTATATGCTATAATAAAAGCAGAAAGGAGGTGATGTTGTGACTGATTATCAATTAGAAGCTTCTCTGATCGTCCTTGGCAAAGAGTACGAAAGAGCCAAGGAAGACGGAAAAGAAAGCTTCAGTATACATGTGTCGTTCTTTGATGGCTTAGATACTAATTACCATCTTCAAGAGTTTGCAAGACAATATCCCGTAAGGATTGCCCGTTTGAAGCCTGACCGAATAACTTTTCTAATAGATTGACATCATTCAAAGGGAAAGGATTGTTTTCTACTCGTTCATTGAACGTGAGGATGACTTCACAATCTTTATCTAAAAAATGATTGATAAATTCCACTCTCTCTACTCCGTCGAGAAACATTCCATCGACGAATACAGCAGGGTGGTTTTTTCTTGCTGTCAACAGTACATCGTGTTCAGAAGTCTTAACTGAAATTTGTTTAAATTCTTTCATCCCCTACCTCCTTTCTCTTTTTTGCTCTTGGTTTTGTTATTTCCTTAAGCTTGATTATAGTATAATACGATTTTTTCGTATTGTCAATAGTTTTTATCAAAAAAATAGGATTTTTTCGTATTTTTGATTGTCTATCAATAAAAAATGATATATAATAGAATTATAAAAAATACGAGGTAATCGTAAATGGATGAAAAAAAACGAATGAAAATTATTGCTGAAAATATTACACACTTTAGAAAACAACGTGGTATTACCCAAAAAGAGTTGGCTAAAGAAGTTGAAATTACAGCAAGTACTATGACAGACTATATGAAGTTAAGAAGCGCTCCTTCTTTTGGTGTTATCCAAAAACTAGCTGATTATTTCGGTGTTAAAAAATCAGATATAGATACCACTTTTAAAGAAGAATCCTCCTCCCTCCCAGACGCTCCAGATTTGCTCACACAGCAGATAACTGATAAGGTGGTACAATTAACTCCCCCGAATAAAAGAATCGTGCTACGGACCTCTGAGGAGCTCTTAGAGGCACAGAAGGGGGAGGGAAACGAAGAGCGATTCGAATATCACGTTTTTGAAAAGCTATCCGCAGGTACAGGATATGGTTACACAGAAGACCGCAATTATGACACCGTGTATTTTGATAAGGACATCGCCCATGACCTCGCCAGCTGGGTTTACGGCGACTCCATGGAGCCAAAATTCGTAGACGGATCCGTCGCTCTCATAAGAGATACAGGTTGGGACTATGACGGTGCCATTTATGCCGTGGATTGGGATGGTCAAACGTATATTAAAAAAGTTTATCGTGAACCTGACGGATTGCGCTTAGTATCGCTTAACCCAAAATATAAGGATAGGTTTGCGCCTTACGACGAAGACCCTCGTATTATTGGAAAAATTGTTGGTAATTTCATGCCTTTAGGTAATTAAGAAAGGAATATAAAATAATGGCTAAATATGTAAGACGTTGTCCAAAATGTGGGGGGCGGCGGCTGGATGATTGCCTGGCCGTTTGTCCTCCTCGGCCTAGTTGGTAAAAAAGGGAAACACAACTGGCACTGTCGAAACTGTGGCTGTGTCTTTAAGTCCAAGAAATAAAAAAGCCCCACGCTCAGAAGTTTGACGACCGAGAGCGTGAGGCATTCCGTATAGTAAAAGGCATTAAAAAGCCCGTTTTACTATACTCATTTTATCAGAAAATGAGGTAAAAAACAATGGCATACTTTAGAAAAAGGGATAACGGGTGGGAATATCGCATCTCTTATAAAGATAAGTCTGGTAAATATAAACAGAAATCAAAGAGCGGATTTAAAACGAAAAAACTTGCTCAAGCAGCAGCAAGAGAGATTGAAGAAAATCTAACTGAAAATATACTAACAAATAAGGATGTTACACTTTATGATTTTGTAAAAACTTGGTCTGATGTTTACAAGCGCCCGCACGTTAAGGATAAAACGTGGGATACGTATACTAAGAACCTCAAACACATTCAGACATATTTCGAGGATTTGAAAGTAAAAGACATAACTCCCCTTTATTATCAAAAAAAATTAAATGAGTTTGGCGAAAAATATGCTCAGGAAACACTAGAGAAATTCCACTATCAGATTAAAGGTGCTTTGAAAGTCGCAGTCAGAGAACAAGTGATCAGCTACAATTTTGCTGAAGATGCTAAGGTTAAGTCTCAGATAGAATCCAGGTCAGAGGATAACGACTTTTTAGAGGAAGGCGAGTATAAGGATCTAATTTCGTCCACACGCTCGAATATACAATACGTGTCCTATTTCACCCTCTACATCCTTTCAGTGACTGGTATGCGCTTCTCTGAGGCTCTGGGGCTTACCTGGGATGATATAGATTTCAAAAATGGAATCATTGACATAAACAAGAGCTTTGACTATTCAAAGGCTCAAGATTTTGGAGATTTGAAAAACGAAAGCTCAAAAAGAAAAATCCCAATTGATAAGATCACGATTGAAACTTTAAAAGCTTATAGAAAGCAGCACTGGCAAGCAAACATTAAAAATAGGGTATGTTTTGGAGTTTCAAACTCAGCGTGTAACAAACTGATAAAAAAGCTTGTTGGTCGTCCAGTAAGAAACCACAGCCTAAGACACACTTACGCTTCTTACCTGATATTCAAAGGAATTGACATCGTGACCATATCAAAACTACTAGGTCACGAAAGTCCAGATATAACTCTAAAGGTCTACTCACACCAGATGGAAGCACTAGCGGATAAAAACTTTGAGCAAATAAAAGAAATATTCCTAACTGCTTAAATTTGGGGCGGATTTGGGGCGAAATACCCACAAAGCCCGATAAATCAATAGCTTTTAATCCGTCTACCGCCTTATAGTAAACCAAAAGACTCCCCGTGAGTCTTTTTTCTTATAAATGGGAGCTTGAGCACCTTACGATGTCTCGAGCTCCTTTATTCTATTTCTTCTTCATTTTCTATTTCAGTGATTTGAACTTTTACCTTGGTAACGCGTCCATTTTTCACCTTGTCATTGGTCAGGATAATTTGCTTGTTTTGGCTGACCAGTTGGTAACTGATTTTCTCAGTTGTTGGAATCGTTCCAACACCCGTCAAATAATAACCAGCGATGGTATCCACATCATCGCTTTCTAGTTCAACACCAAAGTAATCGTTGAAGTCGTTAAGATTCATGGTTCCCTGCGCAATATAGGTATCCTCACCGATTTGATGGACTTCGATTTCTGCCCTATCCGTCTCATCGTCAATCTCTCCAACAATCTCTTCTAGAAGATCTTCCAGAGTTACCAAACCAGCCATACCAC